CGTTTCATGAAAGTCGGCGGCCGGGTGGTTTACCGCCTGGAAGACGTCGAAGGCTACGAGGATAGCCAGCTGCGCAACAGCACGGCTGAAATCTCGTCAAAGCCCGCGGCTTGAGGGGATCATCATGAACATTCCCAACCGCATCACCCTTGATAACCTGGACCAGCAACCCGTCGGTGCCATCATCGCTTTGCCCGCAGATGATCTCGCCCCACTGCAGGCCGAAGTCGAAGAGCATTTCCGCAAGGCCAAGCAGCTGCGTGATTGGTTCAATGGCGCGCTCATCCAGAAATACGAACACCGTGCCCAGACTGAGCGTCTGGCCGCCAACAAGGATAGCGGCACTGTTCGTTTCCAGGACGGATCAGTCACCGTGATCGCCGATGCGCCCAAGCGGGTCGAATGGGACCAGGTGGCGCTGGCCGCGATGGCGGAGCGGATCCGAGCCAGCGGCGACAACCCCACCGACTACCTCGAAATCACCTTTTCGGTACCGGAACGGCGCTACAGCGCCTGGCCGCCCGCCATGCGCGATGGCTTCGCAGGTGCGCGAACCCTGCGCACCGGTCGCCAGACCTTCTGCCTCACCCTTAAGCAGGAGGACAACTGATGTTTTCCGAAAACCATCTCGTACGCCTGAAAAAGGCGCACTACCGCCTTGAGGATCTCCCGGAGGCCCTTTGCTTCCCGAAGCATTCGGGCCGTCCGGTAGAGCCGCCAGTGCTGATCAACAAGGCGACTTTGGACGATATCGCCTTCGCGATCGCCGCTGCCGATCAGGAATGTTCGGCTGTGATCCGTCGGTCCTCGTCGTTGAAACAGCTTTATGAACTGGGCCGCAAGGCAGGCGCCATCGGCAGCAATATCGCAGTCACTGCCGCACTGAATGCGGGAGGCCGGAAATGAGTCTCCCCATCATTACCGCCGATCAGCGGATGGCCGAACCACGCGGCATCAAGGGCTGCATCTTCGGCAAATCCGGCATCGGCAAGACCAGCCTGCTGTGGTCGTTGAATTCCACGACGACCCTGTTCATGGATCTTGAGGCGGGCGATCTCGCCATCGAGGGCTGGCACGGAGACACGATACGGCCGCGCACATGGATGGATTGCCGCGATTTCGCGGTGTTCATCGGCGGCCCGAACCCCAGCCTGCGCGACGATCAGGCCTACAGCCCGGCGCATCACGCCGCCGTTTGCCAGAAGTTCGGCGATCCGGGGGGCATCGACCGCTACGAGACGCTGTTCGTGGACTCGATTACCGTTGCCGGGCGGCTGTGTTTTCAATGGTGCAAGGGCCAGCCTGAGGCGTTCTCGGAAAAAACCGGTAAGCCGGATGTCCGGGGGGCTTACGGTTTGCATGGCCGCGAAATGATCGCCTGGCTCACGCATCTGCAGCACACCCGCGGCAAGAACATCTGGTTCGTCGGCATCCTCGACGAGAAGTTCGATGACTTCAATCGCAAGGTGTTCTCGCCGCAGATCGACGGCTCCAAGACCGGATTGGAACTGCCCGGGATCGTCGATCAGGTGATCACCATGGCCGAGATTGCCAGTGCCGATGGCCAGCCCGCGCGCGCCTTTGTTTGTCAGACGCTGAACCCCTTCGGCTTTCCGGCCAAGGACCGCTCCGGGCGGCTCGACATGATCGAGGTGCCGCATCTAGGCCAGTTGATGGCCAAGATCCACGGCCCGGTGCGCCCTGCGGCAGCACGTCTGACCTATGCGGCCGCAGTGCAGGACCAGCCTGCAGAGGCTGCTGCAAACCCCTCCCACGTCAATTGAAAGGACAAATCCGATGACCGGACTCTGGAACGATTTCAACTCCGCGCAAAGCAACGGCACCGTAATTCCGAAGGGAACGCTGGCCAAGGTGCGCCTGACCATCCGTCCCGGCGGCTTTGACGATCCGTCGCAGGGTTGGACCGGCGGCTATGCCAAACGCGGCGCCACCGGCGCTGTCTATCTCGACGCCGAATATACCGTTGTCGAGGGGCCATACGCCAAACGCAAGATCTGGTCGCTGATCGGGCTATACAGCCCGAAGGGCCCGGATTGGGGCAACGCAGGGCGCGGCTTGGTCAAGGGCATCCTGAATTCTGCGCGAGGGCTCGATGACAAGGATAACTCGGCGCAGGCACAGGCCAAACGCCGGATCAGCGGCTTTGCTGAGTTGGACGGGATTGAGTTCATCGCCCGGATGGACATCGGTTCCGACACCAATGGCGAGGACAAGAACGAGGTCCGCTCCGCAGTTACGCCCAGCCACCGCGATTATGCGCAGCTGATGGGGCATGGCGGGGCAGCTCCGATGCAGGGATACGGCCAGCCCTCGGTGCCGAACGTCCCGGCTCAGGGCTACACCGAGCCCGCCCCGCAACCGCAGATACCGCAAACCGCTGGGACCCCCGGTTTTTCCGGGCGTCCCAGCTGGGCTGAGTAAGGGGAGCGATCATGCGACTGCGTCCCCGTCAGAAAACTTTTGTTGAGCGCAGCCTTGCTGCGCTTGACGCCCACGGCAACACGCTGGGCATAGCACCCACCGGTGCGGGCAAGACGATCATGCTGTCGGCGGTCACTGGAGAGGTGATCGGCGACAGCGCCGCCAAGGCCTGCGTGCTGGCCCACCGCGATGAGCTGACCGATCAGAACCGGGGCAAGTTTGCCCGGGTCAATCCCGGCCTGACCACGTCGGTGGTCGATGCCAGTGCCAAGTCGTGGGCGGGTCAGGTGACCTTCGCCATGGTGCCGAAGCTGGCCCGAATTGGCAATCTCGCAGCCATGCCGCAGCTTGATCTGCTGGTGATCGATGAGGCGCATCATGCGGTGGCGGCAAGCTACCGCCGCATCATCGACCATGTCCGCAATGCCAACCCGGATGCCCGGATCTTTGGCGTCACCGCCACCCCGAACCGGGGCGACAGACAAGGCCTGCGCGAAGTGTTCGATAATGTCGCCGACCAGGTGCGTCTGGGCGAGTTGATCGCCTCGGGCCATCTGGTCCCGCCGCGCACTTTCGTGATCGATGTGGGTGTGCAGGACAAGCTGTGCGCTGTGCGGAAGTCGCTGGCGGACTTCGACATGGCTGAGGTCGCGTCGATCATGGACCGCGCGCCGGTCACCGACGAGGTCATCCGGCACTGGAAGGAGAAAGCAGGTGACCGTCAAACCGTGGTGTTCTGTTCCACCGTCGCCCACGCCGCGCATGTCACGGAGGCACTCAACGCCGCAGATGTGCCTGCGGGGCTGATCCACGGCGATCTGCCGAGTGAGGCGCGCCGCGATATTCTTGCCGCCTACGCCGCCGGAGAAATTCGCGTCATCGTCAACGTGGCGGTACTGACCGAAGGCTGGGATCACCCGCCGACCTCCTGCGTCGTGCTGCTGCGGCCCTCATCCTACAAATCCACCATGATCCAGATGGTCGGGCGGGGGCTGCGCACCATTGATCCGGAGGAACACCCCGGCGTCATCAAGACCGACTGCGTCGTGCTGGATTTTGGGACCTCGAGTCTGATCCACGGCACTCTGGAGCAGGACGTCGATCTCGACGGCAAGACCGAAACCGGCGAGGCCCCGACTAAGGTGTGCCCGGCCTGTGGCGCCGACATCCCTCTGGCCTGCTTTGAATGCCCGCTCTGCGGCGAGGTTTTTGGCGTTGAGGAGGACGGCGAGGCCGAGGCGATGGGACGCGCCGAGTTGAGCGGTTTCATCATGACGGAGATCGATCTGTTGAAGCGGTCCAGCTTTGCCTGGATCGACCTGTTCGGGGCTGATGACGCGTTGATGGCAAATGGGTTCAACGCCTGGGGCGGCATATTCTTCCTCGAAGGTCGCTGGCATGCGGTCGGCGGCGCAAAGGGCCAAACCCCCCGCTTGCTGGGCATCGGCGAACGGACTGTCTGCCTCGCGCAGGCCGATGATTGGCTGAACGAGGTCGAGACCGACGAAAGCGCCTTCAAAACGCGCGGCTGGCTGAAACAGGCCGCCACGGACAAGCAGCTGCAATACCTGCCGCCCGCC